ACGCGGCGCCGATCCACTCCAGCGCGGCGCCAATGAAGGCCCCCACTGCCTCCACCGCGTTCCTCAGCGTGTTGAAGTGCTCCACGATCAGCACCACGGCCAGGCCGATCGGGCCACCCAGCAGGATCGCGAGCAACTGCCAGTTGGAGACGATCCAGTTGAAGACCGCCTGGAGCATCTGCCAGACCGCATCCACGGCGGTGCGGAACCACTCAAAGTTCTGGTAGGCGTAGACCACCCCGGCAGCCAGCGCGGCCACGGCCACCACGATGAGAGCGATCCAGCCGACGCTGATGCCCAGGCTCACCCCGAAGGCGGTCTGCACGGTGGTGGCCACACTCACGGCCGCGGTCCACAGCGCGAACGCGGCCACCACCGGCACGATGATGGCGGCGTACCGGCCGATGAAGCCCATCACGCCCTCCAGGAGCGGCATGAGGGACGCCATGACCGGCATCAGCCCGGCGCCGATCTCCTCCTGTAGCTCGCCGAAGGCCACGGACATCTTCTGCGTGCCGGTGGCGGTGGCCTCCGCGGTGCCGCCCACCTGAGACTGCACCTCGGCCAGAATGATCTGCTGGGCGCCCAGCACGTCGCCGCTCTCCACCATGGCGGCGATCTGTTCTTTCTGGGCGTCCGTGAACTGCACGCCCGCCCGTTGCAGGGCCGTGATCCCGGCGATGGGATCGTTCAGCGCCTTGCCCAGCATGACGCTGGCGGAGTCCATGGAGCCGAAGCCCGCGGCGGCCAGGTCCGCGGCGGCCACCGTGGCCTGATCGAACACGCCCGCCTGGCGGGCTGCGGCGTCACTGACGTTGTGGAACGTGGCCAGTTGCGCCTGGGCGCCCGCGATCACCTCATCGTCCACGCCGATCTTCTTGGAGAGCGCCTCGGCGTAGGCCAGGGCACTGTTGGCTGCCTCGTCGGTGGCTTCCCCGGAGGCCTTGAAGACCGCCCGCAGCCGGTCCTGGGCGGCTGCCGCCTCCTCCGCCGCCGCGAAGCTGGCCTGGCCGAAGTTGACGACGGCGGTGGTCACGAACGCGCCGCTCACCGCGGTGGCCACGCCCCCCAGCCCGCGGGTCAGCCGGGAGCCTGAGCCCTCCACCTGCTGCATCTGCTGTTGCATCTGCGAGGTGTCGGCCAGGAACTTGACGACGACCTGGGGGCCGGGCACGGCTCACCGCCTACGGCGCCGCCGCTGGGCGCGCTTCATCGCCTGGGCTTCCTTGCCCATGTACCGGACCATGGCTTCGAAGTCGGCCGGGTCCAGGGCGTCCAGGTCCGCGGGAGTCATCCGCCAGTAGCGGCAGAAGGCGGCTCGGTCGTCACAGATGCGTCGGAGAAAGGGTCAGCCGCGGCGACCTCAAACTCGATGTGCACGTCCCCCGCCTCCTCCCAGGTGGGGTGGTGGCCAGCCTCCGCGAGCGCGAACCAGACGCAGGCCTGCATGACGTTGGCCGCGTCGGCCATCAGCTTGGAGAGGTCCAGGCCGGTGGCAGCCATCAGGCGCCGGTACTGGTTGGGGGTGAACCGGGGGGTGGCGGAGACCTTCACGGAGTCCGGCAGGGCGGCGCCGTTGCCCGGCGCGTCAGCCGGGCCGCTCAGGGCACCAGCCGGGATGTACACCTGATCGGTGGGCATGGGCTAGCTCCAGGGGTAGTGGGCGATTTCCTGCTCCGCGGCGCGCTCCATGGCAGCCACGAACGGCTGCTCCGCGCCCTGCGCGGTGGGGTACAGGTAGCGGCCCATGGCGATGCGGGGCCTGCCGCGGGAGCCGCCGAACTCGATCCACGCGGCGTAGGGGACGGAGCCGTCGTAGCCCACCTCCACCCCGTCATCCACGGTGAACAGGGCCAGGCTCCCAGCCATGGCGCCGCTCACCTTCGGCACCCGCACCTCCACGGTGTCCAGCAGCGTTTGACCCTGGGTGCGGGCCGCATCCTTGGCGCCCTGGGCGATGCGCTCGACGCACCCGGCCAACTGCGTCATGGCCCGGTTGAGCGAGGCGGTGTCAACCTCGACGTTGCTCACGCGGGCGGGGTCTCCGAGAACGTGGGCTGACCCTGCACCGGCATCTCCACGGTGATCTCGGACGCCTCGTTGATGGCGCCCGCCAGGAAGCTGATGGAGGGCACCCGCACCCGGCCCGTGGCGATGGGGTTGGTGGGGCTCACGGCCACGGTGGAGTCAGGCGTCAGTTCGAAGTCACAGACCAGGCCCCGCAGCGGGTACAGGATCGTCCACAGCCCGTCGGGGTCCGAGAACGACTGGTAGGCGGTTAGCGTCAGGGTCCAGCGCTCCGGGCCGTAGACGCGCACGGAACCGCCGCACCAGGAGTCATAGTCGTTGGAGTCCTGCTCCGGGCTCAGTTCGATGTTGTGGCCGGTGCAGATGACTTCCAGCAACGTGCCGCCCTCAGGCCCGATCTTGAGGCTCGGGTTGGCGAGGATGTGCGGATCGACTACGGGCATTGCTTCCTCCTCAGAACGTGACCGGCACGCGCAAGGTGATGCGGGCCGCCAGGTAGGTGACGCCCGCCATCTCGAACACCCGCGGCCCACCTACCTGCCGCACACCCATGCCGGTGGTCCGGACCTTGCGCAGGGCGTCCTGAACCATCGTCTCCAGCACGGTCATCCCGGCCCCGGGCACCAGGCGCCCGGCCACGGCCACCACCACGGGGGCGGCGAAGCCGTTGCAGACGTTCACCTCATCGAGCCAGGGCTCATCCCAGGACAGGAGCAGGCACGGCGGGACCAGCGCGTCCGGTAGCTCCAGGTGGACGTAGGGGTCATCGTCGGCCACGGGCGCGAGCGCCGCCGCCAGCTTGAGCCGCACTTCTTCGAAGGTCATGCCGCCCCCCACTGCTCTTTGAGGTGGGCGACGGTCCAGGCGTGGCGCCCGAAGCCGTCCCCCAGCGGCATGTCCAGCGTCCCGGTCTCGTTGTAGCCCACGCTGCCCTGGGCGGCGTCGGTGGCTTTGAACCACTCCGCCGCCCGGTTGACGTTGGCCCGCACCACCTCCGGGGGGTAGGGCTCCTGGAAGGGCTCCAGCCGGTCCAGGAACCCGTCTATCTCCCCCGCGGCTGCGTCCAGGCAGGCCTGGAGTGCTGGCTCGGTCTCCGGGGTCACCCGGGTGTGTAGAGCCAGCACCAGGTCCGCAACGGTGGCGTAGGCCATCAGGTGGCGCCCCGGGCCTCAAGCTCGCTGAGCAGCGTGACGCGCGCCTTGCCTTCCTGCTCCGCCGCGTACACGGCGTCCAGGTCCGCAGGGTGCTGGTCAACCCAGTCGAGGACTTCCGCGACCGTGTACAGGCCGGGGTCAGTGACCGGGCTAGGGGTTGACCCTTCCTGCGCCGTCGGCTGGGTCGTGGCTCCCGACGACGCGCTTAAGGGCTTGCGGGCGCCGAGAGGACCGCGAACGCCTCGATCTCCACGGCTTCTGCCAGGAAGGCCCCCACGATGCCGATTTCCATACCGGCGATGGAGGGCTCCACGGCCCGCAGTTCCACGGGTGCCCCGGGGGTCTCCGCCGTGATGACGGACCCGAAGTCGCCCACGATGGCCTTGCCCGCGGGCACGCCCCGGGACATCACGGAGGTGAGCCCGCCCATGGGCGGCAGGCTGCCGGTGGCCAGGTTGCCCAGGCCGGTGGTGAGGAAGTGGGCGGAGTCCTGGCCCACCAGGCCCAGCAGCTTGAAGCCCACGTCGGGGGCGAAGGCCGCGGTGTCCGGGAACTTGCCCGTCGCCGCGTAGATGGCGCCCGCCGCCTCGGCCAGCGCCGCCATCCAGCCCTCCAGGTCATCGGTGGCCACCGTGACCGCGGCGGGGTCAGGCGGGCTGCCAACGGTGGAGAGCAGGGTCCCGACCGCGGTCTCGGTCTGGAGTGCGTAGCTCTCCGCGGCCAGGTCGAACCACAGCGCCAGGGCGTCCGGGCTCGACCAGTTGATGGTCTGCCAGGACATGTTCGCGGCGGCCAGGTAGGTGGTGGCCACCTTCTCGACCATGATCACGTCCATGGCGCCGTTGCCCGCCTCGGTCTTCTCCGTGGCTTGCACGCCCACGGTGGGCCGGGTGGTGATGCGCGGGTACGTGATCTTCCCGGAGGTGAGCGGCACCCGGCGCGAGCGCTCCACCATGGGGCGCTGGGTGCTGATCGTCTGCATGATCTGGGCGATGTGCTGCGGGGGCACCAGGCCCGGCACGTCAGAGGTGAGGACCTGCGCGACGGCGCGCTCGATGCGCTCCGCGGCCAGTTCCCGCGCCCCCACGCCCGCCCGGTTGGCGATGCGGTCGTAGCGCCGGATGAGGTCGTCCCGGGCGTACTCCGCGAAGGTCCGGTACACCACCTCGGGCACCAGTGGCCCGTCGATGGGCTGGCCGTCCGGGGCGGGCTGCTGCGGGTGGGTCTGTTCCGCGGCCCGCTGGAGCACGGCGCGGGCGTCACGGCTGTCGGCCCTGCGCTCCTCCAGGTCCACCAGGTCCACGATCTGGGGCTCAAGCTCGCCCAGCCGGTCCCGGTTGCGCCCGATCAGTTC